CACTACGATACTGCCATAGAGCAACGCATAGGGCACTCTTAATAAGAAGGACAATGCCTGAGTTGAGAGATTTAATTAATCACTCACAACGTTTATACTCACGAGCATTCCCTGGAGCAAAATGGAGAGAACAAGAAAAAGAATGGCGATTTCCATCAGGAGCAAAAATAGAGTTTGGTTATGCAGAGAACATGACAGACGTTTTGCGTTACCAAGGACAATCGTACACATGGATAGGAATAGACGAGTTACCTCAATACCCTACTCCAGACATATATAATTTTTTAAGATCATCCTTAAGATCGGTTGATCCTGAAATACCAGTTTTTATGAGAGCAACTGGCAACCCAGGAAACGTAGGTTCACAGTGGGTTCGTGAGATGTTTGTAAATCCTTCTACGCCCAATGAAAAGTTTGATGTAGAAATTAGTACACCAGTAGGAGTTAGAAAGATTTCACGAAGGTTTATACCTGCTAAGTTACAGGATAATCCATACTTGATGCAAACAGATGATTATTATATCATGCTAGCATCATTACCAGAAACTCAAAAGAGACAATTTTTAGATGGAGATTGGGATGCATTTGATGACTCAGCTTTTCCAGAGTTTAAAAAACAAACACATGTGGTTGAAAGTTTTGAGATCCCTAAAGGATGGTATAGATTTCGTGCTGCAGATTGGGGCTATAGCTCTCCTGCTTGTTGCCTCTGGTTTGCTATTGATTACGATAATAATATTTGGATCTATAGAGAGCTGTATGTCACTAAGAACACGGCTGATCAATTTGCTAGAAAAGTACTTGAGTTAGAACACGGAGAGTATATTAACTACGGAGTATTAGATTCTAGTACATGGGCAAAACGAGGAGATGTAGGTCCTAGTATTGCAGAAACTATGATACAAAATGGTTGTCGTTGGAGACCATCAGATCGTTCTCCAAAGAGTAGAATTAACGGTAAATTGGAAGTGCATAAACGATTTACCCTTAATCCTGATACGAAAGAACCAGGTTTAATGATATTATCTAATTGTAGAAATTTAATTAGAACATTATCTACATTACCAGTCGATTCAAATAATCCTGAAGATGTAGATACAAAAGCAGAAGATCACGCATATGATGCACTTCGATATGGATGTATGAGTCGACCTCTTCATCCAGCTTATGCAAAACATTTTAAAAGAATAAATACACAAACTGAATTTAATCCAACAGATAAAGTTTTTGGATATTAATGCCACTAAATAAAAAAGGTAAGAAAATAAAAAAAGCAATGGAAAAACAGTATGGCAAAAAGAAAGGCCAGGCTGTTTTTTATGCTATGGAAAATTCTGGAAAATTAAAAGGTGTCAAAAAAAATAAAACTACCAAAAAGAAATCGTAAAAATTTTCCATATAAACTTGTCATGGTTTGGTGGGAAGATATTATATCTGATTCTAGTTGGGAAGATATTATAGAAATTAAAAAAGCTAATACTTCAGTTTGTTGTAGTGTAGGGTGGTTGATGCATACCGACTCAGTGCGTACAATTGTTATGGCAGACTTTAGTTGGGAATCCGATGGCTCTATAAAACAAGGCGGATGTTATACTACAATTCCTACAAAAAATGTCATCAAGACAAAACAAATAAAAATATAGACAATCGTAATTAGGAGAATATAAAATGGAAGCAAATTTTGATCCAAAAGCAAAAGTAAAACAAGGACAGTTTAGTGATGCACCTGATGGAAAAAATCCAAACAGGGAACATACTAATATTGATTTTACACAGCATGCACCAAAAAAATATCAAGAGTATGACTATGATCCAGTTGTACCTTCAAAACCTGGTGCTGAACATGTGCAAGATTCTTTGTTTAAAATGGCAGATGAAAAAGATTACTAATGGCTGAAGATAACGGAAATAAATTAGGACCTAAAAGCAACTTCATAGCTGAAGTATATGCTAATATGGAAACTAAAAAAATTGTAGATAAAGTTAAAAAAGTTATAAAACAATTTGGTAATAAACCAAAAGAAAAACCAGGTAAAAAATATGGTATTCATGATTTATTAAAAGGTGATGAATACAGACCACCAAAACCATAAGGAGAAAAATATAATGTTTATATTTCCAACTTACAAACAAGTAAAAGAATATTGGACAAACTTCAACGACAATTTTACAAAATTTATAAAAGATTGGCAAGAAGATATATTAAAAAAATAAGGAGACATAACTATGATGAAAAGATACATGCATGGAGAACTTGCACCTGATGCACCAAAAAGACCTAACGATGCTATGGAAATAGATCCTAATTCAAAAGTGAATCAAGGAGACATGGCTGGAGATCAAAATGATGCAAAAGGTAAATCAAAATCTAAAGTAGATCCAGCAATTTTTAGAATGGCTGAAGAAAGAGACTACTAATTAAATAAAACATGGCTGACGATAAAGATAAGAGAGAAATTTATGTGGACAACAATCTCGTTGGCTATATAAGAAATAAATTTCAGGAAGCAGAGACATCTAAAATATATGATGAAAAAAGATGGCTCAAGTCTTATAGAAACTATAGAGGTATCTATGGTCCTGAAATGGCTTTTCGTGAAAACGAAAAGTCTAAAGTATTTGTTAAAATTACAAAAACAAAAGTTCTTGCATCTTTTGGTCAGATCATAGAAGTTTTATTTTCTCAAGGAAAGTTTCCTTTAGGAATAAAACCAACATCTGTTCCAGAAAATATTGATGAATACGCAAGAATGGTTACCCCACAAGAAAAACAAATGTCTGGTGGTGATAGACCTTCGCCTGTAAATCCAAATCCAAAAAACTCAGATGTTGTAAAAAGTTTATATGGATTCAATGGTGATGGGCAAAGTATTCCACCAGGAGTTACTGCAAGTGATTTAATAAAAACAATTGCACAAGACTATGAAGAATTAGGTTTTGAAGAAGGTACATCAATTCAAGGTGAACCACAAATAGAACCAGCTCATATGGCTGCTTCTAAGATGGAAAAACTTATTCATGATCAATTAGAAGAATCTAATGCAATTACTATTTTAAGACATACATTTTTTGAAATGTGTTTAATGGGCACTGGTATTTTAAAGGGGCCTTTTACTGATACAAAAACATATGGTAGTTATGATAGAGTAAATGATATTAATGTTTATGTAGGTAAAACTAAAACAGTACCAAGTATAGAAGCAGTATCTTGTTGGGATTTTTATCCTGATCCAAATGCTACAAGTATTAATGATGCAGATTATGTCATACAAAGACATAGTTTTAATAAACAGCAGTTAGCAGATTTAAAAGAAAAACCTATGTTTAATGCTGATGCTGTTCAAGCATGTTTAGATGAAGGACCTAACTATCAAGTTAGAGGATATGAATCTTCTTTATATGATAGAGAAAATATTACTAGTATTTATAAAAATAGATTTGAAGTTTTAGAATACTGGGGTATTATAAATAAAGACTTATTAGAAGAAGAAGGTCTTGAATTTGAAAGTGAAGAAAATTTTGTTCATGTTAATATTTGGATTTGTGGTGGTCATGTTATTAGAATGGTTGAGAATCCATTTACTCCAAAAAGAATTCCATACTTAGTATGTCCATATGAATTAAATCCATATCAATTTTTTGGTGTCGGAGTTGCAGAAAATATGGAAGACTCACAGCAAATTATGAATGGTCATGCAAGAATGGCTATTGATAATTTAGCTTTAGCAGGTAATTTAGTATTTGACGTTGATGAAACAATGTTAGTTCCAGGACAAGATATGAAAATATTTCCTGGTAAAATATTTAGAAGACAAAGTGGTCAAACAGGTCAAGCAGTTCATGGAGTTAAGTTTCCTAATACTGCATATGAAAATTTACAAATGTTTGATAAGTTTAGACAACTTGCAGATGAATCAACAGGTATACCTTCTTATTCACATGGAACAACAGGTGTACAATCTACAACAAGAACAGCAGCGGGTATGTCTATGCTTATGGGTGCTGCTGCATTAAGTATTAAAACAGTTATTAAAAATATAGACGATTATTTAATCAAACCCCTAGGTGAAGCAATGTATCATTTTAATATGCAATTTACTGATGATGCTCCACAGATTAAAGGTGATTTAGAAGTTAAAGCACAAGGAACTTCTTCACTAATGCAGAAAGAAGTTAGATCGCAAAGATTATTAACATTTATGCAAACAGCTTCTAATCCTACATTAGCACCATTTGTTAAATGGCATACATGTCTAAAAGAAGTAGCAAAGGCTTTAGACATTGATCCTGATCAACTAATAAATGATCCAGAGAAAGCAGCAATCTTTGCACAAATAATGGGAATGGTTAATGCAAATCAAAACAATACAGCCTCTACTGGAGGACAAAGTCAAATGGGGCAGACTGGAGGAGTACCTCCTGGAGCTTCGCCAACAGATCCAACAGGAGCTGGAGGTAGCAACATCGGAGTTGGTAATGTACCGATGCCAGGGGAAGCTGGCTTTAGTTCGCCAAATACTCAACCTCAAAGACGCACACAAACGCAATAAAGAATATGGTAGCTAAACTAACAAGGAATCAGTTTGGAGTTTATGAATATCAAGATGCTGCAGTTACATCAGCACCTATAAATAATGTTGATCAGTTTGAAGCATATACAGGAACTCAAAAAACAACTTTAGCAACAGGAACTACAGACTTAGGAACTCAAACTCAAAGTTTACTAAGAGAAGCACCTGGTCAAATGGATATTGTAACAGATCCACAAACAGGTGAAACTAAAACAGTTGCAAGAGGACAAACACCAGTTGATATACAACAACAAGCAATTGATACAAGTAAAGCTCTAACTCCAAGACAATCACCTTTTGAAAAAATACAAGGTATTACTTCTACTAGACAAGATACAGGATTTACTCCTGATGCTTATCTTAATAGAATTCAGCAAATGCAAAATGATGCATTAAAAGCTCAAAGAGTAAATACACTACTTAAAGGTGGACTAGATCTAGGAGTTGCATATTTAAAAGGACCTAAACCTTTAAACATTCAACAAACAACTACACCATTATTAAATGTAGCAGCTACGCCAGTTGGGCAAAACACATTAGGTGGAGTTGGACTAGCTGGAGGAATAGGTTATGGTATATCAAGAGCTTTAGGTGGGGATAAAAAAGAATCAACAGCTGCAGGAGCAGGAGCTGCAATCGGAACAGCTGTTGGAGGACCAATAGGTGGAGTTGTTGGAGGTACAATTGGTAGAGTTGTTGGTGGTAGAGTTATTTGTACAGAATTATATAATCAAGGTTTAATTAGTAGAAAAGATTGGGCGTTAGATTTAAGATTTACAGAATCACATTTAACACCAGAACATATTAAAGGATATTGGTACTTTGCAATTCCTGCAGTTAAATCAATGAGAAAAAGTAAACTATCAACAAAGTTTTGGAAACACATAGCAGTAAACAGAATTAAAGATGTTAAGTGGAGATTAGGAAAAGGTAAATTTAATTTATTAGGTAGAATATATAGTTCTATACTTGAACCTTTATGTAAATTTACTGGTAAATTTGTAAAAGAAAAAGATTATCATAAGGAGTTATACGCATAATGGCTATTGACGCAATGGGAAGACCAACAACAACTGGTATGATGGACTCAAAACCTAAAATTCCAAAAGCACCAAATCTAAGTAATTTAAAACCTGCAAAACAAACTAGAAAAAATATGCCACAGCAAGCTCAGCCTGTAATGCAAGCAAAAGCTCCTACAACTCAAGAAGAAAAAATATTATCTAAATTTCCAGGTTTAAAAAATTTAACGGTTGAAGATAATGCAGTTTTAGATACTGTGCTATCTCCATCTGTTAAAACAGCGATAGTTAAAATTGCACCAGAGTTAAAAGAAATTATAAACTCATTTGGTACAAATGAACCTAACGTTGTGATTCCATTATCAATGGCAACTAAATATGCAAGTGCTAAATATGGTGGTGAAGGTCAAGAAGCAATTCAAAACTTTACTAACGATTTATTAGCACTTAATGATTTAGACATTGAACAAATGCAAAATCAGATGGAACAACAAACAACTGTGCCACCTAGTCAAGGTTTAATGACTAGCCCACAAACTACATAAGTTTTAAGCTACCCTTATCCATAAGGCACTTAACCTAAGAGGTAAAAATAATGGAACAAGAAAAAGAAACTCTTGAAGTTTCTCAAGAAAAGAAAGTTAAAATGCCTAATCCAAATCCTTACAAAAAGGACAGAGGAGAAGATGATGCTGAAGTTGAAGCATTTGCTAAAGGTGAATTAGCTAAATTTCAAAGAGAGCAGAGAGAGAAAGAGGCAACAGCAGCAACCGAGCAGACGGACCCCGATGCAACTGAAGAGACTGCAGAACAATCAGAGCAACAGGCTACTCCTATCGCTGAACGCCCTGCAAAAGCTGAAGAAAAAGTCTTTAAGAAACGTTATGACGATTTGAAAAGACACTATGATTCTACAATTGAAAAACATAAAGATGAACTTCAATCTTTGCGTAGTCAATTAGAACAAAGTACTAATCAATTTGTACCACCCAAAAGTCCAGCTGAATTGGATGCTTGGAGAAAAGAGTACCCTGATGTTTATGCAATGATGGAAACTATTGCAATGGACAAAGCTACTACTCGTACTGCAGAACTTGAAGATAAATATAAAAATCTTCAACAGCAACAGGAACAAATTGCAAAGGAAAAAGCTGAAGTAGAACTTTTAAAACTACATCCAGACTTTGGTGAAATTAGACAACAAGATCAATTTCATTCTTGGGCTGAAAAGCAAGATCCTATTATTCAAGATTGGTTGTACAAAAATACTTCCAATGCAAAACTAGCTGCTAGAGCTTTAGATCTATATAAAATGGATCAAGGCATTAGTACATTGAATAAAAAAGAAAAAGCTGATGTAAAAAAAGAAGCTGCTAAAGCAATTACCAAAACTAAGAAAAGTACTGAGACAGACATACCGAAGAAAAAAGTTTGGACAACAAGTGAGATTTCTAAAATGAAACCTCATGAGTTTGAAAAATTTGAAAAAGAAATTGATCTGGCACGTTTAGAAGGTAGAATCGAACAACGATAACAATCTAACTAAACAATAGGAGGGTACGACCATGGCTTTTGGAAGTGCTAGTGGATATAATAACCTGTCACAAGGTAATTTTACTCCACAAATCTTTAGTCAGAAGGTTCAAAAATTCTTCAGAAGAGCATCAGTGGTAGAAGATATTACTAACACTGATTACGCTGGAGAAATTGAAAATTTTGGCGATACAGTAAAAATAATAAAAGAGCCGACAATCACAGTTAAAGACTATGCAAGAGGCCAAACAGTTGATACACAAATATTAGCTGATGACCAAATCACTATGACTGTTGATCAAGGTTCTTACTTTGCTTTTAAAGTAGATGACATTGAAGAAAGACAATCTCATGTAAACTTTGAAGCTCTTGCAACCTCTTCAGGTGCATATTCATTAAAAAGAAACTATGACTTCAATGTATTGAAATTTATTTTTGATAATGCTCTTACATCTGCAAGTGATACTGGAACTGACAGTTCACCAATCGATGGTGATGCAGCAGTTGACACTTTAGCAAACGTTGTGTCAGCAGCTAAAAAAGTTCTTGACAAAAATGATGTGCCAGAAGAAAACAGATGGCTAGTTGCACCACCTGAATTTTTTGAGCAATTAAGAAAAGCAGGTGCTAAACTTTCTGACCAATCAGTAATGGCTGATGGCGGTGCATCACAAATCAGAAATGGTAAAGTCACAGACAGACCATTATTTGGTTTTAACATGTACTCAACAAATGCGATTGCTGTGTCTAGCGGAAGCGATGCGAATAAAACTTTTGGTTCTTCAGGATCAAATGAGTTTGCATTCTTATACGGACACATGTCAGGAGTTGCAACAGTAAATCATATTGCAAAAACTGAATTAATCAGAGACCCTGATTCATTCGCTGACGTAGTCAGAGGATTACACGTTTTCGGAAGAAAAATACTAAGACCCGAAGCAGTAAGATCTGGCGTAATAACAATTGGTTAATTAGGAGGATAATAGAGAACTATGGCTACTTATGACTTAACAGCAGCTGGTGGAACTACTGGACATCCGTCTAATGGTAGAACACCTTATTTAGTTGAAAATACAATCGATGTATCAGCAATCAACGGTGACTCTGGAGCAGCACAAAATGATGTTCTTAGAGCACTTGACATCCCTGCTGAAACTTTAATCATGGAAGCTGGAATTGAGGTAATCACTGCATTATCTGGTTCAGTAACTCTTGATTTAGGTATCACAGGTGGTGACGTTGACAGATATGTTGATGGAGATACTAACGCTACAGGATTCTCTGCACCAACAGCTACAGCTAGAACTATAGTTGCAAGTGCGGATACTCTTGATGTATTAGTACTAAGTGCGGTCT